TTGCCCGCACCGCAGGCGTCGACGTACAGAAGGACCGGATTGAGGTCACCGTGGTCGATTGGGGAGACGGCGAAGAGGCGTGGACCATGGATCACATCATCATCCCCGGCGACACGGCACAGCCTGACGTGTGGGTACAACTCGACGGAGAATTGCGGTTCTGGGCGCCGAAAGTTGTCGCAATCGACAGCGGCTACAACACCAGCATGGTCTACGCATTCTGCGAGCCGCGCCGATGGGCCGTAGCAGTCAAGGGGCGGGCCGGGCCGAACGTGCCGATTGTTGAAAATGAGAAAGCCCGTCGCCAGCGCCTGCGCGGACAGATCAAGCGGGGATTGACGGTGCATCTAATCGGAGACGATCAGGCAAAGGCGCTGATCTACAGCCGCCTGAAGATCATCACGCCCGGACCGGCGTATATACACTTCCCGAGCGATGCCAGCTTTGATGACGAATACTTCGCACAGCTCACCGCAGAAAAGCTGGTGACGAAGATGCGTGGCACCCGCCCCTACGCCGAGTGGGTGCAGACGCGCCCACGCAACGAAGCCTTGGACTGTTGGAAATACGCTCTGGCAGCCCTACGCCTGTCAGGAATCAACCTCGAATTGCGGGCTGCTGCAACTGTTTCAGAATCCGCGAGCGGCAAGAATTCGCCATCCGTACCGACAAACCTGCTCGCGTCCCGTGCGGCAGAACTCAATGAAAGGATTCGCGCCCGTGCAAGAAGATGACTTTATCGTGTCCGTTATCGACACTGTTTCGGAACACGTGGCAATCCCCAAGCCCAAGCGCGCCGATATCGACAGATCACTGCGCCTGAATTGGGGTGGCATGCCAGTGTACATTGCCGTGCGCTCGCCGATGTTGCGAAAAGAAATCCGGGAGGCCGTTGGAACATACGAGGAAATCGCCAAGCGTTTCAGCGTCAACAAAACGACTGTCTGGCGAATCCGTAAAGGTCGATAGTTGCAATTCTTCGTGTATTTGCAATCGCCACATTGGCCACAATCACGACGGGCAGTACCTGGCGCATCTGAATAACGGGAAACAATGGCATATACCACGACACAGCTCGCGGCGATTGAGGCTGCAATCGCGACGGGTGAATTAACCGTCGAAATAGATAACCGGCGCGTCACCTATCGCTCTATCAGCGATTTGCTAAAGGCCAAGCGCGAAATAGAAGCCGGCTTGATTGCCGCTGCGACGATCGCGACGCCGGTCACACAGAGCTATGTTCAGCGGGTGCGGAATTGAACGCACTCGACAAACTGATCACCCTGTTCAGCCCGGAAGCCGGGTTGAAACGCCAGGTTGCCCGTGCTGCGATACAGCGCGCCGGCGCCCGTGCTGCGGACTCGCTGAATCTTCGAGCCTACGAAGGCGCGAAGACTGGCCGACGCACCGGAGGCTGGATCACCGGAGCCACGAGCGCGGATGCCGAAGTCGCTAGCAGCGCTGTCAAGCTGCGGGATCGCACCCGCTCACTGTGCCGGGACAACCCATACGCCAGCCGCGCCCGTGATGTGTACGTCGCGAATGTGGTTGGCACGGGAATCACCGTCAAGGCTGGCAGCGCGAAGGAAGCATTCGAGCAGTGGACCACAGAATGCGACGCCGATGGCATGCTGGACTTCTACGGCCTACAGGCCCTCGTTATGCGCTGCGTTTTCGAGTCTGGCGAATGCCTGATTCGCTACCGGGAACGCCGGCCAGAAGATGGGCTACTTGTCCCGCTGCAATTGCAGGTGCTTGAGCCGGACTATCTCGACGCCACCAAGACGGGAGCCGTCAACGGCGGCGGCTGGTTGATATCTGGGATTGAATACAACGCCATCGGCCAGCGCGTTGCCTATCACCTCCACAACCAGCACCCTGGCGACGTGGCGAACAGATCGAAGCCGCTGGAATCGAAACGGATCCCGGCCGATCAGGTATTGCATATCTTCGAGCGGTTGCGCCCAGGACAGTCTCGCGGCGTGCCGCGAATGTCCAGCATCCTGCTCAAGATGCGGGACCTTGACGACTACGAAGAGGCCGAGCTAGTCCGCAAGGGAATCGAATCCTGTTTCTCGGCGATTGTCACCACCGAAGACAATGGCGTCAGCCTATCTGAAGGCACTACCGATATCAACGGGAACCGGATCGAAACGCTTGGGGCGGGGCTGATCCAGTATCTCAAGCCAGGGCAGGATATCCGCTTCGGTGCGCCGGCCAATGGCGGCGATTACGGCGCATATACCAAGACGCAGCTACGGGCGATTGCTTCGGGCATCGGGATCACTTACGAGCAAATGACTGGCGATCTGTCGGACGTGAATTACTCCTCAATTCGCGCCGGCCTCGTTGAATTTTACAAGACGGTCGACATGCTCCAGTGGCATGTGCTGGTCCCGATGATGTTGGCGCCGATCTGGAAACGCTGGGCAGAGACTGCATTCGCCGTCAAGGCTATCCGCACCCCTGCGCCGGCCATGGCCAAGTGGACTCCCCCGCGTCGGCAGTGGGTTGACCCGCTCAAAGACGTCAACGCGGCGCGTGCGGAAATTTCTGCTGGCATCACCAGCATTTCCGAAACCATCCGCGCTAGGGGCGAAGATCCTGACAAAATCTTCGCCGAGATTGCCGACGAGCGGAAACATCTTGAAACGCTCGGGATAACAGTCGACGTCATCGCCGTGCCGCCAGTCTCACCCGTTGATACTGCCGACGCCAGCGCCGACACGCAGGCCAACGGCAAAGCGCTTGCCGAGATTGAACACCAGCGTGAAATCTCCGAAATCATGCAACGGCACCAAGAGCAGAACTCGGCGCGGCTCGAAGCTGGCGTATCGGCAATTGCTGCGGCGGTGCGTGAGCAACCATCCCACGTCATCAATGTTGCTGCCCCGATTGTCAATGTCGCACCGGCAGATGTTCGCGTCGACAACATCATCCCGGAGCAGCCCGCCCCGGTTGTCAATGTCGCCGCGCCTGCGGTACGAGTCGATAACCACGCCCCGGCCAATCCTGCTCCGGTCGTCAATGTCGCACAGCCGAATATCACCGTCGAAAATACCGTGATGCCGGCATCTGTCGAATTGACGCTCCCGGCACGCAAGACGGAAACAACCATCATTCGCGACAAGGCAGGAAACATTGCCCACGCCACCCAGATCGAAGAAGACGCCTAAAAAGGAAACCCAATGGCCGCAACAGTACAGCTAGTCGAAAAAAACGGAGCCGGTGGAACACAGACGGACAAGACGAGCGGGAATATCAGATTCAAGAATGCCGACAACAGCACCGTCGACACCAGCAACCCGATGGTGAAACCAGGCGCCGGCGTCGACTACTCGTTCGAGAAGTGGCTGCGAATGAACGTGTCTGGCGGCACCTACACAGAGATCACCAACGTCAAGGTCTATATGGACGGCGCGAATGGGCTTGGAACTGGCGTTACACTCTATGCCAAAGCAGTCACCGCCTATGCCACGCCGGCAGAAGCCACCGCGACGGCGGGCTATGCCGACGCATTCACGTACACCAGCGGATCACCGCTTACCCTCGGTGCCGGCCCCTACACCAGCACCGGCGAAAAAGCTGATCACTGCGTCATGATGCTGACCGTTGGGACTACGGCATCGGGTGGAATCACGCCAAGCGAAACGTTGACGCTTTCTTGGGATGAAATATGACATTGGCATGAATAAAGTCCATGAAATCACCACCGACGCCGAAGGAAATCACGTCGGCACCGATGGCGATATCACCGTGTCTCTTGTCGGCGGCCGGATGTTCAAACGCCGCGCCATCAAGGGCGTCGGCACTGAAGGCGCGCATGAAGTCTGCTGGCTGGTATGTGAACTCGACGGCGTGCGCGTCTATCAGTCCGGGCGCAATGTAATCGTCAGCCGTGCTGACATCAATCCCTAGCGGCAATGAATGACACCTGGCGAGTAGATCTCTTTCGCGTAACCACGTTGCTCGACACGGTCCTGCAAGAGGTGAGTACGCTGCTTGAGAATGAGCGGGAGTATGTGAGGCGTATACCGGAGGACGTTGACGAGCTTGAGGTAACTGTCCGGATCATTAAACGCCCAATGTACGAGCTTGCTCATGGCCGCGTACTGCTGGTCGAAGCCATCGACCGATTCCGCTCAGCAGCCACCAAGGTGTAAAAATGAATGCCGATACGCGCACGCATGAATTGTTGGATCGTCGCCATGTGGTTGTGGCTGGCAGCGGGGGGCCACCCCTACTCGTGGATTCGTCGCTCTCACGCATTCTTGGGGTTGATTCCACACTTCGGCTACTCCGAGCGAACAGGCTTTCGCTATTACCGCAGCATCGAATACCGCCCCCCGAAAAACAGACTATGGACAGAGGAAGATCTTGGGATCGTGTTCTCCGGCGAGTTCGTCGTTACCCACTATCGGCTAATCGCGGTGCGGCGATGGGAGACCAAAGAGCAGGCGCTAGCAGATCACTACTTCGGAAAACACCATGAACCTGGACGCTAACTTTCTTTCCCAACTTCACGCGCTGTGGTGGATTGTTCTGCT